TCATTTGAACCTGCTAGTTTTGTTATTTGAACAATTATTCCGTTACCATAAGCTGAACTACTTTTACTATAGTTTCCTCTTGTCATAGACGAATAATCTGCATAAGTCCAAGTAGCACCGTCATCGTCTGAGTAACATGAAGTAACATGGCCTGAAATCGGGCCTGCTGTAAAATATCCCGTAACTACAAATCTAGTCGAGTTATCTATATAGTGTATGTTATATGGATCAATGGTATTTGAACCGTCATCAGTAATAGTGACGTGTGAAACTGTAGCTAAACTTAACTCGTCTAGAATTGTTACTCTTGGAGTTTGAGTAAAGGCAATATTATAATTACCTGCCGATATAAAATGTCCATTTCCATAAGCTATTTGTCTAGAATAAAAATCATCTCCATAAGTCGGGCCGACTTCCGTAAAAGCAGAACCAGTAGTGGTGTATGCCATCGTATAAGCACCAGAAGCACCAAAAGAAGAGACTACGGCCATTTCTGTAACTGGACTGTAAGCAATAGAGCAGGCCTTTGTTATAGTAGGAAAAGCTGTACCTGCAGACCAAGTACCAAATACGTTGGTGTAAAATTTCGACTGAGCAACGGCCATAACAAACTTATTACTACCGAAATAAACATCAGCTATTTTGGTAGAAGCTTTATCTGTACTTATTGGATTTCCTATATCTGTAACTGTGGCCCATTGACCTTCCCAACTTTTTATTGCCGCCTTAACACTATCTGTACCAGTAAGTTTTTTCCAGTATGCAATATTACCTACTGCGTTTCCAGTATTGGTATCTGTTTTAGATATATAAAGAACACCTGCAGAATTTATAACGCTACCTATATGATATTCCGTTCCTACTTGATATTCAGGTACTCCATGTTGGAATAAATATGCAAGCTGATAAGTAGTAACATAATCTACTGCATTTCTATCTTCAATCGCAGGAGAGTTACTGCCTACTACTGCAGAGAACCAACCAGAACCCCAGTTTGCCAAAGATTGCATAACTGTCGGATCTGTAGTCGTTTCTGGCAACCCTGCCGCTAGAGATCCGAATTTTCCTACTTCATCTACTGAAGCCGACTCTCCAAATATTTTTTGTAATACTCTTGTTAATTTTGCCATTAAAAAATCTCCCTTTTAAACTGATATAGAATCTTTGTAACTCATCCAAGGAGAAGTCATAGAGTAAACATCATAAGTATTAAAACCACTATTATTATATGCAGGTATATCGTATGTCCTTCCACCAAAAAAAGTCAAAACATTATCCGAATAAATCAAAGATGCTAACTGTACTCCCATAGGCTTTGGTAGTAAACCGTTTACTACAAACATTTCAGCTAAATCGACTGAACCTATAGATGAATCAAAGAAATAACTCATGGCCATTTCTTTAGTATCAAAAACTATTAAAGTATTCGCAAAGAAAGTATTTAATAAATCCTGTATGTCATAAAGTGAACTTTTTGAAGCATTACTTACAATCCCTATTTTTATTAATTGTCTATAATCTGCATCGTCTAGAGTTATGGATCTGGTTAAAGTATTTCCTGACCTTGATACACCTACAATGCTTCCTAGCGTGTCGAGCTGAACACCTACGGCCGTATTGATATTAAAACCTTCTACGACTTCATTGTGAACTAAATCTGCGACCGCACCACCAATCAAAGTCTCTACGTGGGCGATGGCCTTGGGTTTATTGTTATATTGCAGAATTAGCATATCTACATAATATTGAATCGCATCGTCTTTTAAGGCCATATTAAACCACCGTGATTAGTATATCAGTTGTATTTGAATCACCATCTGTGACTCGTATTGTATCTACTCCTGTACCTGCTCCTGCTGTATATATTCCCGTTCCTGAGTCTATGGATGCACCACTGTTATCAACTAACAGACTCCAAACATAAACACCGTAACCACCCTTTGCAGAGAATGTTATTACTGCCAAAGAATTTACCGTTTGAGAAGGTGGGTTAATTAAAATAGGAAGTAAAATTACGTTGGCATCAGTTATTACATATTGCCTGTCTTTAGTGCTTGGAGTCAGTAAAGTTGTATATGCACCTCCAAGAGTTTCTGAAAATCCAGAATTACTTATTAGTGCATTATTATCTAAGGCCAAAGTGACTGTAGAAAGTTTATTTATATTTAATGTTTCGTAAACTGAAGGTATATAATTAACTGGTATCCCTGTCCTGATAGCATCATAATCTACTACTGCAGTTCCATTTATAGAGGCAACATCAAATTTAATAAATACAGGTACTGTCACTACATCATCCCAACTTACTACGAATGGAGATCCATCAACTTGTGTTATGGTGAAATCTATATCACCTTTCATTCCTGCCCCTGCATTACGTTTTTGGTATATTGCATTTGCTACTGCAGAGGCATCATAAGTACCACTTACAATGGCCCAGATAGAATGAGCAGGTATTCCGTCTGCGTCTGTAGCTGATGTATTGTTTTCATAAACTGAAGTAGCTGTCACTCCAGTAACGTCTAGTAGTGAAGCTATTAAACTAGTTAAGAAACCTTGTGAAGAAAGTGAAACTGATTGTCTACGTCTTATTTTTAAATCAAAATCTGTTTCTTCATTCTCACCAATTAATGTTTGTACTGTTGGATTATTTACTGAGTCAACACCTAGAACAATTGTTACTGGAGTCGTTATCGTATTTAGTGAAGTTAATTGTTGACCATTTTCTACGGCCTGGAAAGATAGTACATAAGTACCCGATGATGGTGCTGAGTAAGTGACTAGTAATTGCCACTCATTTCCATCGTTATCTGAAACCGTATAAACAGGCTCTACTGTTTGATCTAGTCCATACATAGTTAATGCCCTAGAAGTAACTACCGTAATATCTGTCGTTGAAAAAGTTCCTGCTTGTCTTTCAATACCATTATAAGAAACTCTTTGATCTAAGACTACACCTACTGCGTTTTCAGGATCGAAAGAATTATAAATCTGAACTAGTAAATCTAAATTATCCACAATCGCAGTAATAAAAATATTTATCATTTGAGCGTCTGGTGAATCGGAATCTAAATTTATATCTGCACCATATATTGATCTAAAGGCGGCCTCAAACTCTGCTAATAATTCAGGTGCAGTTTTTACTTCTAGCCCTGTGGCCGTTAATTGATTTGGCATATTAAACCTCTACTGTATTTGTTATTTGACCATAAGCTGTATCGACTGAATACTGTATTAGTAATTGTCTGTTAGAACTTACAGAAACCAATGTTTCTTCTAAAATATTTACATTCTCAGTATTAAGTATAGTCGATGATATGACTAGTTTCAATTCTAATTCGCTCTTGCTGCCAAGTAGATTAAACCAATCAATACCTGCCTCAAGATCAAAAAAACAATCTCCCAAAAATGATTTCAGTCTAGTTTGTATGTTTTGAGCTACTGCGTTAATATCTTTCTTGTAGTTGTTTCGACCTTTTCCGAAAGTCCAATCTCCAACTCCGTCTATTGTTCTAACTCTCATTCTAATAACCCCTCTAGTTTGCTTGCAACGGCTATAAGTGCAGAGGGATCTATTATCCCCTGTGGTACAGTAGCTCCGTTAGGTAAAGTATCAAGTACTGTTATGGCCTTTATGGCATCAATTAATTCTTGCATCAATGCCCCTAGACTATTAGAGCTATTTTCTAATAATACCGCACCACTTTTTACAGTTATTTTCGTATCACCATTATATAAAACTGGATTTTCCGCATCGTAACTTGGTATAGCTGATTCTAAATTTCTGACACCTACAAATATCATTCCGTCTGATAAAGAGTGTAATCTATTTGAATTTAACTTTCCATCCTTAAGTCCAGAAAACCAATTATCAATATCTCTGTCGTTAAATAATACTAGACAATCATCACCCGATTTTACTGGCATTGTGAGTCCTGCCACTCCTCCAGAAATCATCATCAATGGACATTGTAATAATAAAGGATATTCCACCTGTTTATCTTCAAATATTCCACTTTCACTTTTTCTATAAAATGTTTTTGTATATGAAATTTTAACAGTACAAGTTTGTTCTGCTGAATTAAACGATTCGACTCTACCTACGGCATGACAATTCAAAGTAAGCATAGTGCTTTTCTTATGATAATCCATTAAATCTTGTAGGCCTGGTTCTTCGACCGCTAAATTTATTTTATTGCTCATCCTCTACCTTTTATGGCCAATCGTCTTGTAAGACCTAATCTAGTCGTGGCCTTGCCACCTACTGACTCTGAAATCATACCAGAATGATGTATAGACATTATTTTATAAGTTCCATTATATTCTCTAGTAGTCTGACTCTCCAAAATTACTTGTTGACCAGAAAGATATCCTGCTTCAAATAAAAGCTCTATATCAACAAACTCCTGGCCACGCACGGGAGTACCTAGTAACCCACTCGCTGAATTTATAATTTCAATATCGCCGTTTAAAGTTTCATTGTCATATAGGACATGTGCGATTCCATTTTCGATGAAAAAAGCACCCCCTGTAATCTCTTTTAAAATGTCTACTACGTTATCTGTGTAGGAAGTATCACGTCCAATTTCTCCGAATATAGTTCCTATTTCCCCACGCTTAATACCCTTGTTTCCAAGTTGTCTTATCATATCTAAAGCGATTGAATTATAAGTAGTTCCCTTTTTATAAGTCTGTCCATCTGCATCTAAGTTATTATATACCGACCCACTATCAAAACATTCTATAGTAGTAACGTAATCACTTCCTTGCCTTACAGAAGTGCATCGACTTATTGTACCACTAATTATAGGACTTAAAGCTTTTCCATATCCTGCTTTTAAAACAATTTTTCTTGAAAGGTCTTGATCTCTCCAGTCTTTAAATATGCTGGCCCTATTATCTGCTGATAAGTTATATATAACTATCGTTCCAGTATTAGGTGAAGTCATAGTATTTCTTACAACATCAAAAGTAATCGTAAGCCTATTATTTATCTCTAGCGTTGTGCTGTTTCCTGTGTCTATGAATAGAGTATAATTTCTATCAAATTTAGCCACGGAGAAATACCTCGTAGTCATCGACTTCTTGCTGAGTTAATAAATAAAATATTGATTGCCTATCTTCAAAGTCATCCAAGAAAGAAGGTTCTCTTTTATCAACGGATATACAGGCCAGGCCGAAAGGGAGTTGATTTCTAAATTGATGTAAAATATTTGGAGAGTTACAAACTCTCATATTATTTATTTCAAAATCTTCATACACTAATTTGGTTATAAACCATCCTGTCTGCATTTCTATAAATTTTATGGCCATAGTAAACTTAGTACCATCTTCAATTTCTATAGTGAGACTCTGTTTTGGTTCGTTTGATACTTGTTCTAATATATTCATTTTAACCTACCTATGTGTAATTTGAAGAAGAAGGCAAAGAGGAAGTGAATCCACTTTCAGGACTTTTAAAAACCGTATCACTAAAAGCATTTTGACTTTTAAGTTCTCTGATAGGCTTTAAAGTACTCTGAGAAGAATCTGCAAATCTCAATAATTTAAAAGTAATTTCAAAATCACTTATAACGTCAGTCTGTTCACCTTGACTAACTCTTAAGCTTTGTATTGCCATATTTTTAAATATTGCCCACGGTGTTTGTATAGTAAATAATTTTCTATCTCTCCAGTAGGTATAAAACTTTTGAAAAGCTATCTGTTGTTTATTTTGTATTTTTCCTGTAGTCGTAAGGCCGTTTGAATCTACTTCGTTAAAAGCACCTCCATCCGATAAAGAGTCAATTGTTTTGGTGATATTATCTTTAGCATTTATAGCTGTCCTATAAGCTCTGTCGGCCACGTTATAAAGTCTTAAAGCATCTAGTGTTAACTCTGGTGTGTATATGGATAAGTTTATAAGTTTTTCTTTTGCCGTTCTTAGAACTGCCACCTTTGGAGGAACTACATCATTCAATTCACCTATGAAACCACCTACTGTGATTATCTCGGGCCTTAATCCTATATGATCGTTTATTACCGAATTATCCTCAACTATATGATCTGTAATGTCACTTGTAAGAGTTGCAGTATTTTCAGACTCATAATGAAAAAGAATAGAGTCCTCTAATTTATTGCTGGTATCATTTTGTGCCCTATATCCAGTATTCCCTTGAGGCGAAACCATTACAAGACTACTTATATTCGAGACTGTGGACATTGCCCCCGATAGAGGCCCTAGGTCAATTGCCATTAATTCCCCCTAGTTGTTGATTCTTCTCTATTGATTATTTTAGAGACTTCTTTTCCAATTGTACTTCCTTGCTGAATAGGATTATCACTTTTTGATTCGACTGTTATGTTAAACACAGAATTTTTGACTTGTTCAGCCCTGGCCTTTGCGGCCCCTTTTGCTGCAGGTGATAAGTTATATAAAGATTTTTGTATTTTTTCTTTAGCACTAATATCTTTATCTTCTCTTTCTTTAAGATTTTTATCTCTTACAAGATCACCTTCTGCGGTCATATCTTTTATGAATTTACTAAAAAATCCACCTTCACTTTTTTCTTTTGAACCTATTCCCATTTTATCTAATATTCCAGATAACTCTTTAAATATAAGTGACCACCCTTGGATTATCGTATCTATAGCAGTAAATAATCCCAGTGAGTCAGACATTTTGGTAAATGCCTTTACAAGCTCTAGTCCAGAAGTAACTATCTTGGTTAAACCCTTCATAAGTTGTTCGCCATCTTCAGAGAAAATACGACTTATACCCATGTTCATTTTTTGTTGGATTTCTAACCAGGCCGCGTTCATTTTGGCAAGTTTCTTAGATTCTCCACCAGTGAAAGTATCTGCACCCTTCATTGACTTTTCATTGAAAGAATCTCTTCTAAGACCACCTACCATTGTAGTGCTTAATCCGAAAGATCCTAAGTTACTATTTGCCCTTCCAATATCGCTTTCTGCTTTTGCGTATTCTTGGAGTTTTTTCATTACATATTCAGTATCTTTTAATTTAGTTTTATCGATACCACCTGTAAGCTCACCTATTCTGTGCATACCAGATATTTCAGTAAGTCCATTTGCATAGTCTGACATTTTAGATTGAAGACCTCTGAAAGATCCTTCAATTTCATCATTAGTCATATTTATAGCACGGCCAGCGTGTTGCCATCTCTGGAGCATCTTAACAGACATTCCAGTTTCACGGTTAAACTTCTCCAGGCCTGTACCAGTATCCATAGACCATGCCATCATCTTCTGAAGACCGTAAGCCATACCTGCGAGTGCGGCCTTAGTCTGCATAGACGTTGACTTAACGTCCTTCATTGACTGACCGATACCCATAAGAGATTTTTTAGCTCTATCGCCGCCTTTTACAGCTAATCCTACAGTCAACTCACCTATATTCATTTATGCATCTCCATGTAAGCTGATTCGTAGTCACTAATAAAATCCTCGTAGTTTAGTGCTTGAAGTACTACTCTGGCATCTAATTCTATGACTTCATTGTAACTACCAAACCCTAATTTTGTTAATCTAAACATTATAGGATAGTAATCATTTTCAATAACTACTTCAGGCCCTCTTTCACTTGATCGAATAGATGACCGTATTCTGATAGCAGGGCCTTCCCGAAAGGGAGAATATTTTCCTTTGCGACTAAAATCATAACTTCAAAATAATCCTGTCTAGCTTCTTCAAGTTCAAAAGTTTCTTCACCTATTCTCTGGCCGTTGTATAGACATTTTTCAAAACACTTTTCTAATTTTTCTTCTATATCTTTAGACGAAAATAAATAACAAGCTATGTTTTTAAAAAAGTTAGAATCAATTTCTTGACTTGAGTCTATGTCTATATCTTTGGCCTCTTTCAAAACGGCCTGGTATAATTCTCTTCCATCTCTAAAAGGTGCAAGACCTATCTTCAGAATTGCACCACTTGGCATTTTTACTTCTTTCATATTAAGTCAACGCTCTAGGAGAGTTAGCAAACATGATTTCATAAATTGAAACCGATTGCTCCGTATCACCTTCTACGTTATTTTTAGCATTAACTCTTTTTGTGAAGATCCCACCACTCATGATATATGTGTCGTTTGAAACTGCACCTGCACCATCACCAATTTTTTTGATAAACTCTGCACTCATTAGAACGAATCCTGAAAAGTTAGAATCTTGAGATACTAAAAGGTTATTTAGAAACTTATCGTCTGCACTTCCTCTCATTACTCTCATGGTCATAGTTGCCTGTTTACCTGTCTGGTTAAAAGCATAAATAGTATTTCCGTTCTTACCAGTTTTTAAACTAGCAAGCTCATTAGGGAAATCTAAAGTTATGCAATCTCCATCGGCCAAATCAGAAATTATTCTATCATTGATTAGTGCTACGTCTGCACCTGTTAAACTTACTACACTCATTATAAACTCCTTTCGTTTAAATATTTTATTGCTTTATTAAGTAAAAGTACATTATCTCCGAAGCCTCCTAGTGCAGCATTACAAGGAGAACAAAGTAGACCTCTAACTTTCTTTGTATCGTGGCAATGGTCTACTGCAAGCCTTCTGTTAATTTCTATTTGATGCTTTTCGCATATTAAACATTTTCCATCTTGAGCTAAAAACATTTCGTTATAATCTTCAAGAGTGATTCCGTATTTACCAATGTTAGATTTTAACAACGAATCTTGTCCTTTTTCTGTCAATCTATATGCTCTCGATCTTTCTCTCGCATTGGTTTTAGTTGCACTTGTTTTTGGTCTTCTTTTTCCTGCCTCACTTGCTAACAACTTAACTCTAGGTAATTTTTTATAATCAGAAACACATTTTCTACATCTCGAATTTACACCAAACTTACCACTATTCTTTTTACAAAATAATGATAAGTCTTTTTCTATTAAACATGTAGCACACTTTTTAACTTCCAAAATTACCTCTATTGGTTAATATTTACGATCACAGAACTTGAGTGTATAGCTCCACTGAACTTAATTGCAAGTTGGATCAACGGAGCATTTCTTTCTGCTCTGTCTGAAGGTAATTGTAAAGCTACTGGTTGTGAATAAATATAATAACCACGTTGAGTTATGTTATCAAAAAAGTCTTCTTGAACACCAAAAGTGTTAGCTGAAGTCCATCGACCTGCCGCTACAAATTCGTTAGTTACTGCCGCTTCACAAATTCTTCTGTAAGCAGATTTTAAACTACTAACACCGTTTTCCGTTTGTGCTATTTTAGTTGAAGTTGTAGCTAGTACATTAAATCCTGCAATCTTAAGACTTCCAACAAACCATAGTAAGTTATAAACATCATCAAAAAATTTATTCCCACCACTTGTAAATGTTTTTGGCACACCTTGGATACTGATGTAACAGTCTGCACCTGCATCTTGAGCTTTAGTAAGTAGCGTTTGAGTTATTGTAGGATCTGGTAAAATTCCTGCTAAATCTTTAAGGTGCATTGTTTGAGTAGTCTGACTTCCATTAAAATTTGTGCTTAGTGCTCGTCCTGCGTAAGCGGCAACAAATTTATGAACTGATAAGTCATCGGCCCCACCATAAAATAAACACCTTGCTTTATCTAAACTTGCAAGTCTGATATTATCAAATTTTCCTGTAGCATCTAAATCAGCGGCCGTCCTA